TCAAGTCCATATTCAACATAGGGAGCAACACGAGGATCAAGACTCGTAGTTGTTGTAGTTTTTTGCTGACCTCCACCGCCGCCAAAACTGTCAAAAATTCCCATCTTTACACCTCACAAATCCATTGTTTTGGACGGAATCCGTAATCAGCCGCCCTTTTAGCCCAACCCCGCCTATGGCTAGAAAATGTTATGTATTTAACCTTAGCTTCAGCAGCCATGCCTTTTATGTATTTTAAGGCATTTTCGACAACATCATAACTATTTTCTAACGAATAAGCAGCCCATAGATGCATAGTCTCACCTTGTGGCTGTAGGACAAAGAAGCCAGCGTAGTGGTTGTTCTCTATCAGTACAAACAACAGACTCTTTTGATTGAAACAGTCTGTATATACATCTTCAATAATCCAGTTTTCTGGACTCCTACTTTTAATTTTCTCTAAGCCAGTTCTTACACTAGCCCACCATTGTCTTAGTTCCTGTGGAGCAATATATCTATACTCCATTAGCCCACCACAATATAGCCATACGTTTTATCTGCCGTGTTATTAGACCAATGTGTCAGAGTAGCACTTCCTCGTACTTGACTACTAACATATATATTAGTTGAAGCATTAGGAGAAATATAATTTAACGTAGTAATAACGCTAGGTACTGACGGTCTAGTCGGGCTAGTTCCTGCCGCAAATGTTTCAATCGTTACGCCAGTATCTGTAACTCTCCACATTATCTCAATGTAGTCGCCTACAGCTAATTCAATAAAGTAATTTAATGCAGCAATAATATGACTTGGATCGCCCGAACTATGTCGTGCCGGAATACCAAATCTACTATTAGAAGCCGCTATATTTGTTCCATTCTTTCTAAACCACACATCTGCATCTTGGCTGCTATTAGTCGTATTCTTAAATTGTATAGAAAATTGCAAGTTGTAAACACCTGCATTCCTGACGTTCATCCGTGAACTATTGGATAAATACACTCCATTAGAGTAGTCAGTTGTATTTAATGTAATAGCATATGCAGTCGTAGTATTAGCAGCAGTCTGGTTCGTAGAGTCCTGAAACGCTCCGTATGGCATCGCATCAGTAAATGCAGCCGCAGATACAGGAGTAAAGAATAAAAGGCTCTCTTTGCCTATACGATCGTCAAATAGCGTAGTAGTAGTAGTATTACCTGTCGCTAAACTAACCGTACCAGTATTGTTCGTCTTACCGTCCATAATTCCACGGACAACCTCAGATACAGCACGTTCATCAGCACCGAATACAGGTAGAGTACGAAACTGTACTGATCTAGTCATCGATTGCCCTGCTGAGTAATTTCAATCTCACAACCGACAATAGTTTCCCAATTAGCATTAGTAGGAGTTACCTTAATACGATGGTAATTACCGTTAGCTCTCAATGGCACTCTGTTGTCTGAGTCTGGTGTAGCTGTTGTTCCGAATTCGACGCTATCTGACAATAGTTTTCTACTGGCAACTGCAACTGACGCGATTCCATTATCGATAATAGGTTTTGCCAATGTGATAATAGAACGTCCAATGTCAATGTCTCCAGAAGTAATATAAGCAGCTTGCAATGCACCAGAGAAAACCACAATTCTCTGATTTCTAACACCAACGAATATAAGCTGACCACCAGCCCAAGTACGTGAATCTAACGGTATCTGCTCTGCCGTGTTATCGATACTTGGCAATGTAATTGTGCAATTTGACGTAGTAATAGTTGCACCAGTAGCTGCCGTAAATGTAAATGTATTTGCACCAGTTCTTGTTACTTGGAATGTTCCATCTACTCCAGCACCAGATGTAGCATCAAATAATACATAAGCATTAGTCTCTAACCCATGATCCGTTACAGTTACAGTAACAGTAGTGCTACTTTGTGTATACGTACCAGTTTTCTGGTTTGTAGTATCAAAATAGTAAATATCTAACTGCTCAAGTGTGGCACTAGGTGTCAGACCATACGCTAAGAAATTAACGTCAGTTAAACCGTAGCTCCACTTATTCAGATCAATCGAGTAGTACAGCAAGAATCTGCGACCAAAGTTATTCTTAAAGTTCCAAATAACTAATTTACGTACTGGATCAATGGTTGCACTCATACCAGTCTGGATTTCACTCAAACTGACATTATCAAAGAACCAACGATTAACCTTCTCTACTCCGATATTCTTAACTGACTTACCATCGCAGACATAAAAGCCATCATCAGCCAAAAAGTACGTTAAATTGCCAAATTGAGCGATAGAACCGTTAGACATACAGCCTAAAGTCCTAGAAATAGCGTCAAATTGGAAGAAGAACGGACTACCTGCATACGACATACGATAAATAGCACGTTCTAAGAAGATTAGACCGTATTCACCACCTGCTATACCTGTAATGTCACCGCCATCAGGTACTATTTGTGAGTCAGACTGAGAAGCAGCACCCGGAGTCCAGTCAGTCTCGTCATTAATATCAGACCAGTAGACCTTATTCTCCTCACCACCTACGTTAGCAGCTACAACAAAGTCTCGAACTACAGTTACAAATTTAGCAGCAGGAGCAGCAGCAGCCAAATCTTCAAAGTAAGTCGATGAACCTAAATCATAAGCCTGTAACTGGTCTGCACCGTTAGCTAGAATCATCTTAGAGCCAAACTGAGTAATATCCCATGACTCAACAGTAGAATAGCCAGTAGTCGTTACTGCATCTAAGCCAGTATTACTAGGGTTAAACTTGTAAATCTGTGTAGCACCAGCAGCAAATAGCGTAGACGCACCAGAAAACTTACCAGCAAATGCGACTAATAAGTTCTGACCTGCATTAGATGAGTAATCTACAGCCTCACGCAACGGAGCATAGCCATTAGTAACTGGATAACAATTATATGCATCCATTACAGCACCAGTAACACCCGGCTGGTCTGGCAACCACTCACCGAAGATAATCTTTTGCTTTGCCATTACTGTTTAGCCCAAGTAGTTGATTCTGGAGTTACTACAGTCCATTGATAACCAATAACATCACCAATAGCACCCACATCTGCATTGGCTGTAATAGCAGCAGAACTAGAAAATACTGAGCTACCATTTGCATTAACAGTAGCTGTACCATTAATAGAAGCAGCACCGACAGTCACAAACGTAGCGTTAGCCGTTACCGTAGCAACACCAGTAATACTTGCTCTTATAGCCGGAGAAGAATCACCGATAGCCGTTACAGTAGCCGTACCTGTAATGCTAGCTCTACCGCCATATATTGCTAATCCTGATGCCAATACCGTTACGTTACCGATAATGGACGCACTAATACCTTCGTTCTCACAATAGCCAGAATCCCAATAGCCAGCGACAACGTATAGGTCAGGAGAGCTTAGGTCATCTTCACCGTAGCCCTGAACCCAATAATCAAAATCGACATAATTGTTAGCCATTTACCTCTACCCAAGTCTGAGTTTCCTCGTTCCATGAGTACATTTTGCCATCAGTAGGCATAGCTACTGGTGGCTGCCATTGTGCATTAGCGTCTAGTGTCCAACTCGCATAAGGCTTTGGTGGCACGAACGCATCTATATCTGCATTGTAGGTATAACCAATGCCAGCGTAGTTACCACGATAAGGAGTTCCACCATTATTGTGGACATTTCCTATTGTGTTATAGCTAGTACGCTTACATACCTGACCACGAAAGTCACCATACCAAACTTCCCAATCAATACCATCTTCGCCTTCGTCTTTTCCGACAATGACTTCAGTAACAATATTGTTTTCATCAAGAAATGCGTAATGAGCCATTATTCTTCCCTCAAATTCAAACCAGTAAGACTTTCGTCTGAACCTATATAGCCTTTAACAAAAGTATTAAATGCAATACTAATACGTGTATTGTCATCTTCTTTAGTCTGTACCATGTGCGTTAAGTGCGATGGGAATAGAATCAAATCACCCGCACCAACCTCAAACCACCAGCTTTCAGAGTTGTAAGGATTGTATTCAGCAGCAGGAACCTTGATCCGTTCGTAACCGTCTTTATAAAAATAAATCTTGTCAAACTCTTTATTTGCTTGTGGATAAAACACACCAGACACTACGCTATTCGGATGCGCGTGTTTATGATGGTATTGTCCAGCTTCCGTATAGTTAGCCCAACTCTGAGTTAAATACAGACTCACATCGAACTTCGGAGCATGAATAGCTTTAAAGTATTCCATCATTGAATCTTCAATAAACTCACGCATCTCTGTAAGTTCTTTGCTCTTTAGAATCTTACGATCTTTGCTAGTCGTATTACCTTCGTTAGCGTAATGCTCTTGACCTTTGATAAACTCTAGTTCAGCTTCAGTCAGATCGCGACCGAACTTAAAAAATGCAACTGGCGTAGGAAAAAGATTATTTACGACCATGAAACATTACCTGTACCAGC